ATTTTATAACTTTACAGTTCATTGCAACGAGAACAGGTGTTGCATTTGAAGAAGTGATAGGAGCGTAGAACCATGCCAAATATAAATGACTTTAAAAGTAAATTAAAGGGCGGTGGCGCTCGTGCTAATCAATTTAGAGTAGTAATGCCTTTTCCAGGATTTGCATCCCTTGGCGGAGAAACAGAAAATATGAGTTTCTTATGTCATAGTACTAGTTTGCCAGGAATGACAATTGGAGAAGTGCCAATACCATTTAGAGGTCGGGAACTTTATGTTGCAGGAGATAGAACTTTTGCTACATGGGCAACTACAATTCTAAATGATTCAGACTTTAAAATTAGAAACGCATATGAAAGATGGATGAATGGTATTAATAATATGTCTGATAATGAAGGATTAGTAAATCCTGCTGATTATCAAGTTGATGCTTTTGTAGACCAATTAGATCGAAATGGAAATATAATTAAATCGTATACTTTCAGAGGAATGTTTCCAACAACAATAGATGATATTGCTTTGGGTTATGCTACTAATAATGCAGTAGAAGAATTTGTAGCTACTCATAGATATCAATATTTTGAAACAAATACGACTACTTAATGTTTTATAAATATTAGTAGAATTGAGGTAAAATATAATGGCCGAACTATTTGGGTTTAAAATAGAGCGTTTAAAATCGCCTACAACCGATCCAAGACAAAACATAGTCCCACCTCAAGCAGATGACGGAACACAAACCGTCCCTGCTGGTGGGTACTTTGCGTCTTATGGTGGGTTTGATCAGACAGCAAGAAATGAATTAGATTTAATAAGAAGATATAGAGAAATTTCTTTACATCCAGAATGTGATTTAGCAATTGAGGATATAGTTAGTGAAGGATTAGTATCTAATGAAAATCAACAATCTGTACAATTAGATTTAAGTAAGATAAATTATAATGATGGTATTAAAAAGAAGATAAGAGAATCTTTTATAGAAGTATTAGATTTATTAAATTTTGATACCAAAGGCCATGATATTTTTCGTAGATGGTATGTTGATGGTAGACTATATTACCATAAAATTATTGATGCAGAATCTCCCAGACTAGGTATAACAGAAATAAGATATATTGATCCTCGTAAAATTAGAAAAATACGAGAGGTTAGAAAAAATAGAATAGATGGCCTTCCAGGTATAACTGCTTTTCAAGACAAGTATCAAGAATATTATGTGTTTAATGAAAAGGGAATACATCCAACATCAGCTTCAAATACAGGTGGTGTACAAATATCAACAGACGCAATAGCTTATTGTACTTCAGGTTTAGTAGACCAAACACACAATCAAGTATTATCCTATTTACATAAAGCAATTAAACCAGTTAATCAATTAAGAATGATTGAGGATGCTGTTGTTATTTACAGAATAGTTAGAGCTCCTGAAAGAAGAATATTTTATATTGATGTAGGAAATTTACCTAAAATTAAAGCAGAACAATATTTAAGAGATGTCATGGCAAGATATAGAAATAAACTTGTCTATGATGCAAGTACTGGTGAAATTAGAGATGATAGAAACTATATGTCAATGTTGGAAGATTTTTGGTTACCTCGTAGAGAAGGTGGGAGGGGTACAGAAATTACTACATTACCTGGAGGACAAAATTTAGGAGAGATTAATGATATAGAATATTTCCAAAGAAAACTATATCGTTCTTTAAACGTTCCAATCAGTAGATTAGAAAGTGGTAGTGGTTTTAATTTAGGAAGAGCAGCTGAAATTAGTAGAGATGAAGTTAAATTTACTAAATTTGTAGGCCGTTTAAGAAAAAAATTCACTACATTATTCCATGATTTATTGAAGACTCAATTAATTCTAAAAGGTATTATTGCACCTGAGGATTGGGATCAAATAGGTGGACATATTACTTACGATTTTTTACAAGATGGTTATTTTGCTGAACTTAAACATTCAGAAATGTTAAAAGAAAGACTTTTGCTTGCAGGTGAAATGCAAAATTATGTTGGTAAATATTATTCAAATGAATATATTAGAACTAAAATTTTAAGGCAAAATGAGCAAGAGGTTAAAGAGATTGATAAACAAATGGAAGGTGAAAATGTACAACCAGAAGAACAACCGAATAGCGATGAAAAGGATATAAATAGTAACAATGAGTAATGAAAATACAAAAAAATTTGTTAATTCACTTGACAAAGGCAATAGCGATCAAGCAAAGACTGATATTAAAAATTCTCTTGCTGATAAAGTTAGTGCTACTTTAGATGACAGAAAAGTTGCTGTTGCACAATCATTATATACTACAGATAATGCAACACAAACTGCTACTAAAGAGGTATCAGGTGATGAAAACAATAAGTAAATTTAAAGAAGAAAATATTACTGAATCAAATGACTATAAGCGCACAAGGCAATATAATAAATTATCGCCTAAAATGAAACGTGCTGTAGATATGATTTTTCGTAATGCAGATAATGATGCTGATGTAATAGCAGACTTTGAGCTTAATGTAAGAAAGGCTGCAAATAAATTTAAGGTAACTATAAGTAATCTTATGAAATATTTTGATAAAGAAACTTTAACAATTTTAAGGAGATAATAAATGGCTGCTAGACAAACAATTCTAACAGATAATTCCGCTGAAACAAAAGTATGGATCAGTTTAGACAATCATGGTTCTGCTGTAACTGTGGATGCTAGTGCGTTAAGAAATGCAAAAGCTACTGCTGACAAGTTACACGTTAGAAGAATTGATTGGTCTACGGACAAAGAAATTAATATTTCTTCTACTGGTTCAGGTACAACTGATATGATAAATCTTGCTGGTGGAACAGCAGGGTCTTTCAATACACATATAATTAAAAATATTGCAACACAACCTGGTAACGCTACAGATGCAGATATAGTTGTAACGCCTGGTTCAGGATGTGATGGATTTGTTTATTTGGAATTATTAAAAGATCCGTCAGGTTGGTAGTAAATGGCTGATACAGTATCAAGTTTAACTTTAACAGATACTTCTGGTGTTAAATTTACAGCAAAATTTACAAACAGTTCAGATGGTACAGGAGAAACTTTAGTAAAAAAAGTTGATGCTTCTGCATTAACTTTTATGACCGAAGATGGTAATAGAACTATTGCTAAACTTTATTGGTCAATAAACACTTCAAATTCTAGGTCTGGAGTAGAAATTATTTGGGATGGCGCTACGAATGCGACAGCAGCTTTTCTATCAGGAAATGGTAATTGGGATTTAAGAACTGATGGAAATGAGATTACAAATAATGCTACAACACCTACAGGAGATGTTTTGTTTTCAACAAAAAATTTCGCAAACGGAGATAATTACACAATAATTGTTGAGTTTAGATAATATTTTGTATAAATAATACAAGAGATAGATACTAATGAAATTAATTACCGAAGAAATCCGAAACGTAAAATATATCGTAGAGCAATCTAAAGATGGTAAAAAAAATTATTCCATCAAAGGTATTTTTATGCAATCCGATGTCAAAAATAAGAACGGAAGAATCTATCCACAACATATTTTACAAAGAGAAGTAGTCAGATACAATAAAGATTTTATAAATAAAAATCGTGCATTTGGTGAGTTAGGACATCCTGAAGGTCCTACTGTGAATTTGGAACGTGTATCACATATGATCAAATCTCTCTATCCAGATGGAAATAATTTTATAGGGGAAGCAAAAATTTTAGATACCCCTTATGGAAAAATAGTGAAATCACTAATTGATGAAGGTGCAAGTCTTGGAGTGTCTTCCCGAGGTATGGGAACACTACAAAATACAGGTAATGTTAATCTAGTTAAAGATGATTATTACCTTGCTACAGCAGCTGATATAGTTGCAGACCCTAGTGCTCCAGATGCTTTTGTAGAAGGCATAATGGAAGGTAAAGAATGGGTTTGGGACAATGGAAAATTGAAAGAACAAGATATTGACGAATTAAAATTACAGGTTGAACGAGCACAAAGAGAACAAAGAGCAGAAATTAATGCTCGTGTTTTTGAGAGTTTTCTTACAAAACTGTAATTTTATAAATATAGTTGACACAAAGTTAACTATTTTTTAACATAAGAAGGATAGAGGAGAAACCAATGGCAAATGGAAAAACAGACGCTATGGCGCCTAAAAAGAATGCTGCCCCAGCAATGCCCGCTCAATCTTTAAGTACGACTATTCAAAATGTAATTAAGAAAGCAGTTACATCACCGAATGATCCTAAAATAGATTTTGCACAAGGCGTTAACCATATTACTGGTGACGCACATCAAAAACGTGCAGGTAAAGCTGATAGTATGCAAACTTTAAAAGCTTCATATATTCCTGAACAAGGAAATGGAGAGAAGGACGACAAAGCGAAAGATATTAAAGCTCAACATGATGATGAAAAGAAAAAAGAATTGAAAGCAAATGCTGATAAGGAAAAAGAAGTTAAAAAAGAAGGTGAATTACCACCTGCTTTGAAGAAAGCAATTGACGCTAAAAAAGACAAAGAAGCTGTCAAAGAGCAAGACGAAAAAGATAAAGAAGAATTGAAAGCTCAAGACGAAAAAGATGCTGAGAAGAAAAAAGAATTGAAAGCACAACATGATGATGAAAAGAAAGACGTAAAGGAAGATGATGAAGGTGATGACAAGAAAAAGGAATTGAAAGCACAACATGATGATGAAAAGAAATCTGCTAAAGAAAAAGTAAAAGATATTGACATGAAAGAAGATGTTAAGGCTCTTGTTGGTGATGAATCAGATTTATCTGAGGAGTTCAAACAAAAGGCTGCAACAATTTTTGAATCTGCTGTAAAAGCAAGATTAGTAGAAGAAATTGAAAAATTAGAAAGTGAATATGCAACTAAAGTAAGCGAAGGAACTTCTAAAGCAAAGGAAGAAATTGTTGAAAAAGTGGACGCTTATCTAAATTATGTAGTCGAGGAGTGGATGAAAGATAACGAATTGGCTATAGAAAAAGGTTTAAGATCAGAAATATCAGAAGACTTTATTAGTGGTCTTAAAAATTTATTTGAATCTCACTACATTGATATGCCTGCAGAAAAATACAATGTAATTGAGAATCAAGCTGCTGAAATTGAGGAGTTAAAGAAAAAATTAGATGAATCAGTTGATAAAACTGTAGAGTTAAATTCTAAAGTAGGTGAATTTGCTAGAGAAGATATATTGCAAGATGTAGCTTCTGATTTAGCTGATACCGAAAAAGATAAACTTAAAGGTTTAGCAGAAACTATTGAATATAATGGTGCGGATGATTTTAGAAAGAAAGTAGAAACTATTAAAGATTCTTATTTTCCTAAAACAAAAGCAAATGATGAAACTAGTACCGTAGCGGGAGATAATTCGATCCCTAATTTAGAGGGTTCTATGGCTGCATATACCGCTGCTATTAGTAATTTAAAAAACAAGAAAGCGTGGTAAACGTTTCTTGTTAGTTAACTAACAATAAAGAGGAGAGATAGAAAATGTTTTTATCTGAACAAATACA